ACCTCAATATCGATTGTTGTAACTTTAATTTTACTAATATCAAACTTGAGTTCATCTTCTGGATAAGTCTCAGAAATATACTGATAGATGTATCGGTCATTTCCAGAAATATCAAACCCCTTCACACCGTCATACTTTTTAATAAACTCCCTACATTCTCTTACAGTTCCAGGTTGCACTGCTTCAACATATTCACCATTTAGTGTTTGATACTCAGTATTCTTTTTTGAGGGGACAAAAAGAGTCGGGTAAAACTTCTCACGGGTCATGAAATGTTTACCATTTTCATAACCACGGACCAAGAAGTGATCCCCGACCATTTGAACGTTAGTGTAAAAACGAAGCGACATCAGGCAGTTAATTCAAGATACTTTTCAATAATTTCTGGTTTTGGATCTACAATAGTAAGAATACTATCCGAATGAATCATCATTTCTCTTTGCTCTGTAATATCAGGCCAAGGAGTTAGATTACCTTGAATATCGATTTTATAAGGATTAATGAGTTTACAATCTGGTTCTCCAAGTTCGGAACCAATTTCAATAATCTCAGTAACAATTACGTTATCAACTTTCAGTAAAAGACACTTGATCGATTTGTCCATTTAATTTTTCCTCATACATTTCTTTGATGGTTTGAATAGGTTCCACAATTGTAACAATCCAATCAGGTGGAACTGGTATTTGATTATCACTTGTTAAAATAATCCAAGGAGATAAGGAAACTTCTAAATCCGCTTTTGAATTCTCATTTTCCTCAACTAAAAGAAAACTCTTTCTAGTTTCAATCTTATGTGGATGATTGAATAAGAATCCACAAACTTTTTCTTCAGAAATTAGTTCTTTGATATCGGAAATAATTGTTTCTCCAGATTTTAATAACGCTAATTTAATTGACATGTCTCAAATCATTCCTCATTCCATTATAGCAAAAAAAGAGGGAGGCGTCAACTGGTTTTTACCAGTTGCCCCCCAGCGCCGACAATAGTCAATTATATTTAGAGATAGTCTTTCCTCTTATGATGTTCTGGAATAATTCTACCAAGAGTAACCACCAAAAGACCATTCTCAAAATCAACTGACTTAACTTCAGTGTCATCAGAAAGTGTCCATGCTCGTTTAAAGGATCTTTGCGCTAATCCCTTATGAACATAATTGGTTTCTGTTTCTTTGTCTTCTTTCTGCCCCTCCACAAAAAGTTTTCCGTCTTGAGTGTAGACAAAGACTTCTTTTTTCTTAAATCCAGCAAGTGCAAGTTCTAATCTTGATTCCACATTACTTACTTGTACAAGATTATAAGGTGGGTAATTAGATGTAGTTTCGTGAAGATTAAATAGACGATCAAAATACTCATCCATTCCAATGCTATGACGAGTAATCCTGTCCATCAAAGCAGGCAAATCCGCAGATGTAAACCGCGAGGTTGCAAGGTTAGTCATTATAGTAGCTCCTTTTTAAGCGAGTTTGTGTTTTGTGGATCCTTTTTGGCATCCAGTACTAATTATACAACAAATACAAAAAAAGGGAGTGTTGAACTCCCTAATAAATCATTCGGTTTCTTCACCTCTTTTTTTCTTGGAACCAATATTATATTTGGTTTCCAAAATCCAATCTCCTTTATCCTTATAGGCAAGGACTTTAATTTGATTTAGTGGTGCAATATCTTGAATTTTTTTAACATCAATAATTGTAATTAATCCCCAATCTGCAAGAAGTTGGGCAATACGATTACGACGTTGAACATCATTTACAGTCAGATTGGCATGTTTACCATCCAATGCAAAAAGTTCCTTAAAATGTACAAGATAATATCTACCCTGCTTGTGCAGAATATGACAAGACTGATAGATTTTCTTTTCCTTTCTTGAAGCAACTCCAATACGGGTCAAAGTCTCACGAACCTTTAAAAAGTCATCAGGTTCATTAAGAATCACTTCCACCATTTGATCGGGCGTCCACTTTACTTCAGGTTCTTGAACGACACTCATTTTGTTCCTCCAGTTTCAAATTTTGATTTTATAAAAGTAAGTTGTTCTTTTGTAAGAATCCTCAAAGCCTGTTTTGCCTTTTCATTACTATAACCATAGTAACGTTTAACATAATCAAGATCTTTGATTGTATCTTTACGGAGCCAGGGAGAAAATCTCTTCTTTTTCCTCAGACTATTTATAAAAAAGTCATATTGCATTTTCTTTGAAAGGAATGAGTACATATTCATTTCATTCGCAAACATAATAGAATCAATATGACCAGAAAAACAACGATTAATAATATACGGATTGTATTCTTTTTCTAAAGATGGATCCTCATCAATTAGATTTTTTTTCGTTTGATTGATTGAATTTAACCAGTCTTTTAATTCCATATTATCTAATAATTTCCAAGTTTGAATGTGCTGTCCACAACTCAAGTTCTGTTCTTAATTTATGTTCTGACTTGAGTTTTTCATACCTTTTAGATGCTTTTCTTTTCCACCATTCGATGACTTCTTGTGGTTCGTATCCAAACTTAGAGATATAATACCTTTTCTTTTCAGTGAGTGATTTTGCATGTTCGATGCAAGATTTAAACTCAAGTAGTTTTGAGGCATCACAAAGAGACTTTGTGATGATTGAAATCATCTTGGTTTGAATTTTTAATTTCTTAGATGATTTATCTGCAGAAATTAATCGTTCTCCACCGTTTGCATTATTATTGAACCACCAAAACATATCTCTAAAATAATCATCATGAAATAATGGAAGAAAATTACTTTCAGTATCTCCTATGTGTCGAATATAAGGTTTAAGACCATCATACATGGATACTCCTTTTGTTGTACCGTATAATGAAGTTGTTTCAAAGTATTGAAGATCAGTTCCATACTTTGCATTAAATTGTCGTTTGAGTTCATTAGATGATGCTAGTAGTGCAAGAAGTTTTCCACCAAGATAATTATATCCAAAAGGTTGTACTGGGACAATATTAAATCCCATTACAAACTCATGATTAATTTTTGATAATGATAATACTTCACCAAAATAATCATTTCTTGGTTTCGAATTAATAGTTGGTGATCCAAATCTAACTACACCAACAATTTTTTTAGTTGTATCTTCAGTTACAATCCATTTAATTGTTCTTCCAGGAATTGCTTCCTCAATTGGATTTGATGCAGTCATGTTCAAAATTTCAGAATATAATTCTTGATTATATTTTGTTTTTGGTTTTGAACTAGTATCAACTTCATGAATTGAAAAAGACATGTCATTGGGATGAATACTAAAATTTGAAAAAATCTCATCCTCAGGCCCAAATAATTTTCCAGAAGAATTAGAGATTCTACTTTGTTTTACAAATCTTAGATAATCATCAATTCTATTGAATTTTGAATAATACTCAATAAATTGATCTGCCGCCCAAATGGCATTTTCTGGAGATAGCATAATTAAACCAAAAACCTTTTTTCATATTCTAACAGGTCTTTTGGTGTTTCAATAACATTTGTATCTAAAGAAACTGCTTCGCTCCAACGACCATGCTTTTGGGGACGAAACCAAAGATTAATTCCCAAATAATTATATTTTTTATTTGTAGGAACATGAATTAAATAATCTTGTCCATTATTTTCTGTGAGCGCCGAAAGAGCAATGTTTTCTTGTTGAGTTACCATAACCGTTTTACAAGATTCCCAAAAAATCTCTTCAAAAACAGAATATTTAGAAAGATATTTATCTGGATTATCCATAATCATTCTTCCAATAAATTGGGGAGAAAGACAGTGATCATAAACAACCTTTTTACGATTAATTTTATTCTTTAATGCTTCTTCACTTACAAAACCTGTAAAATTAGAAAGACCACAATCAAAAACATTAATATAATAAATTCTAGTAATTGGACGGTAAAATTCTACTTTACCCCAATATTCAAGATTTGCCTTCAAGGAATTGAATGAAGTTTTGCAATATGCCTTCCAGTCTTTTTTAATTTTTTTCATAATCAGGTTTATTATACTTAAGGTATTCAAAAAAAGTAAGTTTCATTTCTTTCTGCGTCATGCCACAATGTTTAGCAGCAGCAGGAAGAGTCATTTTAGCACGAAAGAGACCTTCGTTTGCTTCTTTAACATTTTCGGGAGTCGTTTTAACTGGATTCTCCTTTAAGGATTTATAATCAATTTTATAGGGATTCATTGGAACTCACACTCACACATTATTTCAGTTAATGCTGCCAAAAGATTTATCTCCTGATCAACACAAAAAGCTGACTGATACTGATACTTAGCAATAATGAGAACAGCAGCAGGAATAGATTGGGCAAGTAAATAATCATAAGAAGCGTCATAAATCCTACGAAGTAAGACCGGAGCATCGTTATCAAGGTTGGAAACCACCCACTTACGGACTTCTGTGAAATTCTTTTCTTTGAGATTCTTGATGAGTTCATTTACTGAAACGTCTGAGAAAGATGCAAGAATTCCAGTGTCAATTTTCCCACCAGTAGAATACCTTTGACATTCGTTGAGAACACGACGAAAATCTGGAAAATGTTTTGAGACCAGTTCTGCAACGACCTTTTCATCATATTCAATCCTTTCTTGATCAAGGATTTGAAGAACTCTTTTGAAGAATGCTCCAGCAAGTTGTTGCTTCTGTTTTCCTTTGATTGTGAAGTCAATGACGGCACAACGGGAATGGAGGGGTTCAATAATTTTGTTCTTGTAGTTACAGGTGAAGATGAATCTGCAGTTATTATAAAATGCCTCAATATTCGCCCGTAGTAGGAGTTGAACATCCGAAGTTGTATTATCTGCTTCGTCTACAATGATGACTTTGTGTTTAGAAGATCCCGTAAGTGAGACAGTAGAAGCAAAGTTCTTTGCTTGGTTCCGAACAGTATCCAGGAAACGTCCTTCGTCGGATCCATTGATTACATAAAAGTCTGCTCCCAACTCATTACACAACGCCTTTGCGATTGTAGTTTTACCAATACCGGGAGGTCCAGAAAGAAGGAGATTTGGAATCTCACCCTTCTCCACAAACTCCTTAAAGGTTTTTTTAGTATCATCGGGAAGAATACAATCCTCAATCACTTGAGGTCTGTATCGTTCCACGAAAAGAAATTCACTTGTCATAATTTATACTTCAATATTAGGTTGAATAATTGACCCATTTAAACGGTTATTTGGATTTGTTGAATCATAATACCGTCTAATCATTTTTTTATCAACAATGGTTGGTTGTTTTGTAACTGCCACCCCATCAGCAAACCAAACATTATACTCTTTGCAATTATCATCAAAATGCTTTGCCAACTGCCAATTTGTTTGGATATGTAGAGTATCTCTTTCTAATTCTTCAGCAGAAGCATATTCCAAAAAAATAGAATAAAGATAGGAGTCCAACTCTTTTGAAGGATGAAAAAAATAATCTTCCATTACATTCACTTGTCATAATCTATATAAAAAGAATCTTTTTCAAGAAAGTGGATTTTGTCATGAATTGCATTTAACGCATTCTGTTTTATTTCCCAGTGGTCTTCATCGTCATCAAC